TGTCTGGTCGTGGTAGTTGGCAGGTACTGACAGTAGAGGCAGTCCATACGACCATCGCTCAAGAGTCTCAAGGGTGTATTGCTGATATTGCCGATGAAGGGTTCAGATATATCAAGAATGATACGATGTGGGACAGGACTGAAAACCTTCCTGTTATCGTTGTAGACGGGGTAGATTGGCAGGCGGAGAAGGGGTTCTCGACGACTTCTCCAAGATATAGGGCAAGGGTAAGGGGTAACGATTTACTCGTCACCCCCACGCCTGTAGCAGGGAATACATGGGCATTTGAGTATGTTACCTGGAATTGGATTGGTCAGAATGAAAAGCAGTATTTTACATCTGATTCAGACACCATAGCCCTCCCTGAACCCATTATTCAGATGGGATTAAGGTGGAGGTGGAAGAAAGAGAAGGGGTTTGAATATGCTGAAGACTTCAGAACCTATGAAAAGATGGTTGCTGATGCACTCTCAAGGCAAGGGTTACAGAGTGTGCTATATCAAGATAGGCCAGCACGGAACCCCTCTCCTAAAATCGTAGTCAACCAAGGTAATTGGGACTTGTGAGACAAGCAATACGCACCAAAGCGCCTAGAGCACAGATTGTTGATGTGTTCAGCGCACCAGCTCCGATAGGTGGGTGGAACGCCAGGGATGCACTAGCCAACATGCCTCCGACGGATGCTGTGATGCTGCGTAACTGGTTTCCTACTGCATCTGATGTCAGGATAAGGGGTGGCCGTGAAGATTACGCTACGGGCATCACAGGGCTAGTGAAGACACTTGCTGTCTATAATGAAATGGATGGCAGCAGTTCGATGTTCGCTGTCTCTGATACAGACGTTTACGATGTTTCGGGTTCAGGAACGGCAACAGCCCAATCGACTACGGTAACGGATGGTCATTGGCAGACGATAAATTTCGGCACTGCGACAGATAACTGGCTAATCATGGTCAATGGTGTTGATAAGCCACTTTATTGGGAAGGAACCACTTGGCTCCCTGTTGATTCTGGAACTAGTCCTGCACTGACCGGGCTGGCGTCAACAGAAATTGTCCATGTGAACGAATATAAGGGAAGGCTTATCTTCCTTGAGAATGATTCGCTATCCTTCTGGTATCTGTCTTCTGGGGCTGCTGGTGGGGCATTGACAGAATTCGACCTTTCCTCGTTTTGTAATCGTGGTGGTTACTTGATGTGGTCTGCTACGTGGTCGTTTGATGCAGGTGATGGTCCTGATGACTCTCTTGTCCTGATGACTTCTGAAGGGGAGGTTATTGTATATAGAGGGACAGACCCATCAACAGCGGCTGACTGGGTTCTTGCTGGGGTGTATTTCATTGGTAAACCGTTAGGCCGGAGGAGTTTTGTTAAATATGGTGGCGATTTAATCGCCATTGTTCAAGATGGAGCCCTCCCGATATCAAGTGCATTGCAGTCAGCGACTGTAGACCCAACGTTCGCCCTTACTGATAAAATATCCCCTGCATTCGGTGAAGCATCAAAATCATACGGTGAAAACGCTGGATGGGAGGGGACGCTATTCCCAACTGAAGACGCTCTTATTTTTAATATCCCTGTTGTTGAGGGCGGGGAGTCTAAGCAGTACGTCATGAATACGATCACAAAGGCATGGGGTGAGTTCGATTCATGGAACGGATCGTGTTTTGCCGAGTACAATAAGGAACTGTATTACGGTTATGACTCAGGGGTAAGGAAGGCATGGACAGGAAGGAGTGACAGCGGTTCAGACATCATCGCGCTTGGAAAGACAGCATTCAGTTATTTTGGCAATACATCACAACAGAAGAGATTCAATTTCTTCCGTCCACTTTTGAGAGTTAATGGGTCAATAACCTACTACGCAGGGCTAGACATAGATTTTAGTGATAACGCTATCACTGGAACAAGCACCTACACAGCTCCAGTATCCGCATTATGGGGTACAGCCATATGGGGTACAGCGCTTTGGTCGAACGCCCTTCAAGTTGTAAGGCAATGGAGTTCACCTAATACCAACGTTGGGTACAGTGCTTCTGGCGGGATAAGGGTTGAAACCTCAGAACATTTCGTCAGGTGGGTTTCCTGTGATTACGTGTATGAGCGTGGCGGCATTCTATGAGGATTGTCGGTGTTACTGATGAGCATTACAAACACATCCCAAATTATGTAAAAACAGCATCTTCCAGAGGGCTTGCTGCCGAGTCTGACGAAGGGAAGCTTTATATTATTTGTATTCTGGATTCTTGGACGGCAGGCAGTGTACAGATGCACATAAATGTCTTTAATCCAATTGGGTTTAGAGATTATACCTTTATAAACGAAGTCTTCACGTTCGCATTTATTACTGCTGACAGACTAACGGCAATTCTCGTTATAGGTGAAGACAATGTTAAGGCAATTAACCTTGCTAATCGGTTAGGATTTAAAGACCTTGCTCATATTAGTAATGGGCATGCTCCAGGAGTAGATTCAGTGTTATATGAAATGCGGAAAGCCGACTGCAAGTGGCTAAAGAGGAATCGTAATGGGTAATCCAGTAGATGCAGTATTTGGCAGCAATAAGCAGCCACCTCCGCCTGATTACGCAGGTGCAGCAGAAAAGACCGCTGCTGGAGATTTGGAGATGGCCAAATACCAAACTCTCGCTAATCGTGTTGATGAATATGGTCCTGAAGGGTCGAGAACGTGGTCCCAGCACCCGGATCAACAGGTCCCAGGAGCTACTAAATGGGTCGCCAGAACGACGTTGAACCCAGAGGCACAAAAGACATTTGATGCCCAGCAGCGTATGGATCAGGGCCTTGCTGGTCTTGGTGAGCAGGGTATCGAGCAGATGCAGGGCATCTTTGATACGCCTTTCTCCATCGAAGGCCAAGCCCCAACCTATCAAGGCGCGACAGGACCAATGCCTGGATATCAAGGCCCTGGCGGACGAATGCCTGGATTCCAGGGTCCTGAAGGCGATATGCCGCAATATGGGGAGCATCGTCAGAATGTCATGGATTCCATGATGTCGAGGGTTAATACTGACATTGGAAGGGACAAGGCATTCAAAAATTCACAGTTAATCGCTCAAGGTATTCCAGTAGGAAGTGACGCCTATAACAGAGAAATGGAACAGCTAGACCGCAAGCAGACTGATGCCAGACAGCAGGCCGAGATATCTGCCGAACAGATGGCAGGTATGGGTTATCAATCTGCCCTTGCAGGTCGAGGAATGGAGTCTCAGGAAGGGATGAATAACTTCCTGACTGCGATGCAATCTAGGGGCATGACTGCTGATGAGGCAATGGCTGCGTATCAGTCACAGATGCAGGGACGCACCATGGCGAACCAAGAGGGCATGGCAGGATTTACCACAGGTCTTGATACTCGAAGGCAGGATATTCAAGAGGCTTTGTTAGGCCGTCAAACCCCGATCAATGAAATGTCGGCATTCAGAACTGGATCACAGGTCAACATGCCTCAGTTCCAGCCTTACGGTCAGCAGCAATTTACTGGAGGCCCGAATTATTCACAGGCCGCAACGCAGCAGGGCGCTTATGACATGGCTGGGTATAATGCAGAAACAGCTCAACAAAACACCCTGGCTAGCGGGATGGCTGGACTTGGTGCTGCGGCAATATTTGCGTCAGACAGGAGATTGAAGAAGAACTTGAAACGGTTGGGGACTAGCTTGATGGGGCTACCGATATACGCCTTTGACTATATCTGGGGTGGTGATAGGCAGGTAGGTGTAATGGCTCAGGACGTCATTAAGGTCATACCAGAAGCTGTTCATACAGATGAAGATGGATATATGGCTGTTGATTACGGGATGATAAGCTAATGGCTAATCGTTATGCAGGTACACCCCTAAATTCTGAGTGGGACGCCATACAGCGTCGTAGGGCCATTAATCAGGCTCTTCTTTCTCAGGCTATGAACACGCCCGGCGGTACTCAATTCGTCCGTGGGGGTCGTGTAGGGCCCACTCAGGCTGTCCCTTATAGCTGGGGTACAGCCGCTGAACAGATAGGCAAGGCCCTGATAGCTAGGCAAAGTGCTAAGAAGGCCGATGAGCAGGAGAAGGCGCTTAGTGAGCAGTTTGATACTAGACGTCAAGAAGGCATGGATAAAGTTACAGCGGCGCTTACTCCAGAGCCTGAAAACTATGTAGAAATAAACCCCGCCATGAAAGATCCTGACTATTTAGGGGCGGCTACAGAACTTGGGACAAACCCTTACCTCCGAGGCAATGATATAGCTAAAGCTATGGTCAATGCTCAGGCTTATGGTGGTCGAGGGCGGGGGGGATACTCTAAAATCTTAGAGGATGAGTTTGGCCGCACATACGCACAGGACATGAGAGATCCGAATGCACAACCGAGGTTACTTTCTGGCGAAGGTGGAGGCACATTATTTAGCCCTAAATCCACTCCGAGGGCTTTATACAGCCAGAACAGAGCTAAGCAGCTAGGCACTGGTGGGGCGGAACTTGTAACAGATCCAGCGACAGCCAGTGCTGTTGAAGCTGCCAAGCAGGGGCGGATAGGCGTCCTACCTCAAACCCAAGCACAGGAAGCGGCTGACAAAGCGCAGGCAGAGTCAGAACAGGCCAGAGCATTTAATGCACAGGGGATAACTGAACAGGTCGTTCGGGTTGAAGAATTATTAGCCGGTGTAGGCACAGATAAGCCAACTGGAAGCTGGGTAGGGGCTATATTAGACGGCCTTGGTAATATTGTTGGTGTTGATGTCCCTGGATCAATCCCTGCCGAGAGGTTGAAGACAATAGGCGCTCAGTTGGCATCCAAACCCCCAAGGTTTGAAGGTCCACAAAGCGACCATGACGTGAACCTATACAAAGACATGGCCGGTATGGTTGGGAATGATAAAATTTCACCAGCGAAGCGCCAAGCGAAAGTGGAAGAATTCTCCAGAGCGTTTGCCAAATATGAAGAGGTGTCTCCAGGTAAATTTGTGGACAACACAAAAACCCAAACTGGGATGACGGCAGAGAAAGAAGCAAGGTTCAGAAAGAGGCTTGAGCAGGAACGCGGGCAATGAGTGAAGAGGCGGAATATCAAGCTTGGAAAGAGGAGCAGGAGTATCAGGAATGGAAGGCAACTCAGGGGGCAAAAGCGGCTCCTGAAAAGGAAGACGGTTATTTCACTGAAACAGCGAAGAATGCCCCGTCTGACGCTTACAAGGTAGGCAAACAGATGGTTCATGCCATTACCCATCCAGCCCAGACCATTAATACTATGGGGGAAGCTGCTTTCGGTGGGGCTGAGAAACTAGGCAGAGCCATTGGGATAGAAAGGCCTGAAGATGATGATCTAACAGCCGTTGGCAAGTATTCCAAAGAGAGCGGCCTAGAGCAAACGGCGGAAGCTGTTGCTGATATTTACAAGGATCGTTATGGCTCGTGGGACAAGGCTAAAAAGACATTTAAAGAAGAGCCTATTAGCACATTGCTAGACGTTTCTTTGCTTGGGACTGGCGCTGGCGGGGCACTGTCAGTAGTGCCTAAAGCAGGGAAAGTCAGTCAAGGCGTGCGAAGCGTAGCGGCAGCAATGGACCCTGTGAATATGGCGGTTGCAGGAGCACAAGCCCCCTATCGTCTAGCTGGCAAAGTCATACCTCAAAGCGCAAAAGCGGCTACAACTGAAGCTATTGCCAACCTGCTTCCAAAGCATAGGCTCAGAAGTGGGAAGGCACTTAATGAACTTGCTGGTCCTCGCGCACCAGAGATAATCAAGAACATGGAAGCCCAGCCGCAACTTATCCCAGGAAACCAGCCGACAGCTATACAAGCAGGGCTTGGTGGTGGTCGCTTAGGTCCTGGGAATATGGGGCCACCTTCCCCTCCTATAACACGTCCGCAGTTTGCAGCATTAGATCGTCCAATGCAGAGAAGAAAGCCGGAAGCGCATGAACTTAGGATGGAAGATCAAAGGATTGGTCGAGTAAACGCGCTTCAAGAAGGGATTGCCCGTAGCCCAAGAGAAAAGACCATAGCTATCAAGGCAAGGAAAAACACTACAGACCCGATGTATACTGCCGCAAGGGAGAGCACTACTCCTGTAGACATAATGCCGGTCATTGACAAGATAGATGCTCTTATCGTTGGGAACCCAGGGAATAAGCGACTCCTGAAGGAGATGGAGTCATTAAAGAATGGTCTTTATGATGGAAAAGTCCCTAGATCCAAGGCGCAAGAAGTAATCTCGACCATAGAGGGGTTAAAGACCACTATGGCGAATCAAAAGAATACTTTCATAAAGAAGGAGCTTCAAGGCATAAAGACGGACCTGATAGATTCAGTCCCACTTTACAAACAAGCTGATATTAAATACAGGGAAATGAGCAGGCCAATTAATCAGATGGATCTGGGTGAATACCTTGTGGAGAAGATTAGTCCGATTAAGGGAGATGTAGAAGGCATTAGTAAATTTATCAATGCAACAGAAAATGCACGACTAACCATAAAGAATTCAATTGGTGAGCCTAGATATAAAACTTTAGAGCAGGCATTAGATCCTCCACAACAGCAGATTTTGGCACAGATAAGAAACGAGATTAACCGTGATTCGATAATCGCGGCGAAAGGGAAGAAGGGCTATGGAAGGATGGGGGAAGTAATGGAATCCGCTCTTAGCCCTATTGAACTGCCAGGGATGCTTTCATCAAAAATGATGATTATCAGGAATATCATGGCAAGGTTGAAAGGGTCGGCAACAGAAAAGACAACCAAGTATATGGCTGATCGTCAACTAAGCGGTCCTGAATGGGCGAAAATCATGAAAGAAGCAAACCCGAAAGAGAAAGCTATTATCAGCGGAAGTGACGCATTCAAGAATAGGGATTTGGTCGTGCAGTCATTATTCCAATCAGGTAGACAGGAGAATCAGTAATGGCCTGGAATGCATCAGGAACATTTAACAGAATAGTTACCACAGTATCCCCAGCAGTAGGTGGCACCACGATAGATGTGGCCGATCAGAATTCTTACACAGCTGATGTTACAGCGGGGATTAATGCCTGCTTAGCCAAGAACGGCGAGAATGCTGCCACTGGTGATATAGACCTTGGGAGCAACCAACTAAAGGCTGTAGCGGATGGTACATTGGCAACTGATGGTGTGAATGTCGGTCAGGTCCAAGATGGTAGCTTTGTCTATCAGGGAACAGTGACAGGCACAGCCGATGCCATAGAAATGACCCTAACCCCTACCCTTACAGCCTATGCCGCAGGCCAAGTCTTCAGGTTCCTAGCGGATGATACGTGTAGTGGTGATGGCGTTACATTAGACGTTGATGGTCTTGGTGCCCTGGATGTGCTAACGAATAGCATTGCAGACCCAAGGGCGGGCGATATATCGCTTAATGGGATATATACCGTTGTCTGTGATGGTAGTCGGTTTCTTTTGCAGAACCCTGAAAGAGAGACAGATGGGGTATTTGTCAATAATAGCAATGGCAACTCAAATATCGATGATACTGCGTTTGCTATTAATAGTCTTGCAGATTCTGATTGGGAAACTGTCGGCCCAACAGGGACAGCGGATAATGATTTTTCATCGCTTGATGCTTTGCCGGATGATATTGATTGGGTCGAAATAAAAATATTTGGCAGCGTGACTGTAACAGGCGTTAATGCAGGTATTGAGGTTTATGCAAGGGATGGGGTTGGATCACAGGCGGCAGGTTTAGACAATCTGATTTTCTTCACAGACATTACAGCAACAACAGGGGCAAATGGAATTACGGCTATGAGTACAGCAAAAGTCCCGGTAGATGCAAAGACATTTGCATTAAGATATGTAGAAACTGGGTCCATAGGACAGTTAATAGCAGTGTTGACAGGATATGGGTGGAACTGATGTCACTTACAATCACACGCGATGCTGATAACAAATGGTATACCTACATTGATTGGGGTCCATGGGTTGATAAACAAGCGCTAACGACTCCTAACGGCCCTGGACTTACGGTAACGATTGCTTCTGCTACTTGGGCCATTCCTTCAGATTTAACAGAAGAAGGAGAGACTGGGATGGTAGGGAATATTGCTTACTTTGTGGGTAGTTCTGGGTCGAATGGAACGCCTTATCCACTGACATGCAGGATCACTTATGCAGCTGCTGAGTTGTCAGCTACTGATCTTACACAAGACCAGACTCTAACAGTGAACTTAAAAGATCAATGAAAGGCATTAACGCAGCCACAAAGCCAACCGGCATCAATGCATCATCTTCAGTTAAAGGTGTACATGCTGACGTACGACTTTTAGGTATCTTTGCCCCTCAATATGATACAGGGGGACTGGTTGTGCATTGCGGAGATGGCGACTCATTGAGTTATGACAGCTATTGGGTGTGGGGAGATGGTGAGTGGATACTTTGGGGTGATGGTCAGGAGATATTGTTGTAATGTCCAAGAAGATTAAAGCGGTTTACGATGCAGATCCTACTGCTGGTGATGACCTTACCAAAGAGGGCCTATTCGCTGGTGATGATGGAGAGAATACCCCAGTAGCGTATACCAGGACTCAGGTATCCAATACTGTTGCAGAGGTAGGGGCTGTAAAAGAGATTGCTGATAGGGTAGGAGCACTTGAAACCGGCACCGTTCCAGATCCAACGTCAGCGTTCTGGAATGTCACTATCCTGGATAACACCCTAACGGCCAATGTCCTTGTCTCTATGTACACTGGTGACGCTTGGATTATCGTCAAAGATGATGACACAACGCCAACTGATGATAGCGTCGGATCTACTCCTCCAACTGGGTTCACGTCAGGTTCAGCCCCAAGCACCTATGACATGGTTACATGGGCGACTGGTGAGTTGTATTTCTACCAGTGGGATGAGACTAACGGGATAGTTGAGAAGCTTCGGCAGGATGGGTTCAGAGGGATTGTTGTCACTCCTCGGGATACAATAGCTCCTTCCGGTTTGCTTGCTTTGTTAGATGGTGCAAATGCAGATACCGAGATAGCTTGGACGATAACCGCCAGTGATTCCGCCAGCGGAATAAACACGGCACTAACTGAGTTGGTCAATACAAACACATTGGCGGTATTGTCTGTTGGTGCTGCGAGTGGAACACTGACGGGCCTTGTCCCAGGTACAGAGTACATCCTGCAAGCCAATGTTTTCGACAATCATGGGAATACTTATGAGGTCGTGTCCCAATCCCATACCACAGCAGCGGCTGTCAGCCTTACGGGGACGATAGAATTCACAGAAACGGGGACCCCTGCATATACAGTTGCTGAAGATGTTGGTGGCGGAGTACTTGCAGTTAGTCTCACGCTGACTGACAGATCGGATAGTGATGAGAAAAGCTGCACAATTAGCACAAGGTCGTGGACAACCGACGGGACCAGTCAGGTTACAGCATTGGTTACAGCAGCGGTTACATTCACTGTTGGATCTGATCCGCAAACAGATACAGTAAATATTACTCTCACCGATCAATCGCTCACTGAGAACAACATGTTTGAGGTGTTTATTGATGATGGCAGCGAAGCAGGTGATGCGTTAGGAGCGCCAGCGATAGGTTTACGTAATTCAATACTTGTCTATCTAACGGGATCAGGAACAACTGCCGGAACCGCTTTAGAGGATTACACACAAGGGGGTGTTAGACAAGTAATTGTACTTGATTCTGATATGACTGGTTGGACATATACGCCAGGGTCACTTTACGGTGAGACATATAGTGCTGCTGCCATCCCAGCTGCCGATACTCCTACAGATGCTGGTGCATTAACCAATTCAATAGGACATCCTTCATTCGAGTCAGGCGGGTTTGTTAATCTCAATCCGTATCCTGAAGGCGCTAACGCAGAAATCCCAATTAATCTTAGCGCGACGGGGAATTGGTATATCCATGCCAGGGGATATGCGAGTGCTGGCAATCGGACTGCACATTTTTCATTCGATCAGAATTGGGTAAATCAGAGTCAGTTTGCAAAGGTACTTGCTTCTAGCACTTGGGAGACGCGCCCAGTAGGAACGGCAACAGGATCTGTGCCGACAGGGTATTCATTGAGCGCTGGCGAACATACATTTAATATTGCCACCAGGGAAATGGATGGTGCTACGCTGGATTGGGATCTGATTGTTATATCTGACGACCCGACATTCGATGAAGCAGCAATAGATGCAGCTTTGCCGTTAGCCAGGTCGGTTATTGCGTCTGCTGAACCTGCAATAGACAATCCCGACAATCCATCTGAAGGGCTCGGACCAGTAACGACTGCCCGCGTTACTCCTGTCTATTCGCCTGTTGATGGTGCATCAGATGTACAAACAAATGTAAGCCTCAGCATGACAGTTACGGGTGGAGTTGGCATCCGCATAGATCCAAATCAATTAACAGTGACAGATAATGGGGGTGCTGCAAGTGGGTCTTGGTCTACGAATGGTGTCAATGTTGCTACATTCACTTTGGATAGCGGGCAGTCGTGGACTGTTGGTGGAACTGTTACGGTAGTAGGGACAGATTTCGGATCTGTTGTTGATACTGACCTTTCTCGTAAATTCCTTGAAGATATTACAGGTGTAGATTGGAGTATCACTATCGCTGGGGCAGTGACGTATATTCAAGAAATTACACTTGAAACTATTGCTAATGTGCCGAGAGAAATAGAAACTATAGACGTACTCGCGCCAAATGGTGTTTTCCATTCAGAGGGGTGGGCTGGCATTCCGACGTATGATTTAACCGGCAACTCCTTACGCTTTGTTTCTGACCCGAAATCGTCAGGGAAAAGCACGGTTATGGAAAATAAGATTTTGCAAGGTAACGGATCATGGAACTATACAGGGAAGTTGTTACATACTCGCCATTATGACATTGTTAATCCTGTTGGCAGTACGGTGATGCGGACTGTTTATGGCGCGGAGGATGTACTTGTAATGCCTGGGTATCGTGCTCCGTCATCTGTGCATTTTGGTGCTCTGTGGTCAGCTCCAGATAGGTCTACTCATGCTGGAACAGTACCAGATGATATAACTCCAGACAAATGCCGTGTCGGTCTTAATTTCTACGGCGCAGCGTCGGGGTGGAATCCAGGTGATAACGCTTTAGCGCTGTATGTTTACCATAATCGCTACAGCAATGGCTGGTACGGTCCTTACTGGATGAATTCAGTTTCTCCAGCATCTGCATATAACTTAGCTCCAGGCCAAGTTGGGCAAATGAGAATCCCGATAGATCGGTGGTTCACTGTAGAATACAGACTGACGTTAAATAGTTTTGATGGTGCTACCCCACGATCCGATGGGATTATCCAGGCTTGGATTGACGGAGTGCTCGTTGTCGATGCACAGAACCAGCGATTAATAACGGTAGATAGCGCTTTAGGAATAAACATGATAACTCATTCGTTAGAGTATGCCGGGGATAATGCTATAGCACTAGCAGATGATTATATATGGCGGGATAATCTCAGATATTCAACTGGACCGATTACACATTGATGGATGTAGGCAATGACCACCGCGCATGAAGTTCACTTGTTTGACTGGATTAGAGGGCTATCTACAATGAATCATCTATTTATCGCACATATGGAAGCGGCACGCAAAGAGGCAAAACTTGAAGCAGACCGCAAGGCCGAGGCCGACCGCAAGCTTGAAGCTGAGCGCGCTGAGGCCGAGAAGGTCCGCAAGGAAAAGGAACGCCTGCAGAAGGAACAGAAAGACCGTTAGACAAGATGAAATGACTGGAATGGACTGGAATGGACGACTGGTGGCACGCACATTGGGAGATGGTTGTATGGATTATAACAGCTATTGTACTTTCAATTATTTCTTTATGCGGTTTGGTTCTGAAGGGTTATGCAACAAAACATTTTGTTAAGGAAACGATAAGAGAGTGCAAGGCAGGGATTAAAGAGACAGATGATGATATCATCAGAAGACAGGAGAAATGCTCAGAAGAATTACACCACTGCATCGACAGGCTGGCTAGTCAAGTGGATAAAATGTACATCATGATTCTCGATATTCACGTATCGGGAACAGATAGAGATAGAGAGTACCCCTTACCATATTGTAATCCAAAAGTTAAAGATGGGTCCGAGTAAGGAGCAAAGACATTATGAATACACGTGTAGACTACGTACTGAACAGGCTGAAGGAGCCTAGTACGTGGCGCGGCATTGTTACTGTTCTAACGCTACTGGGGATCAATATAGACCCAGAGCAAGCAATCGCCATTGGGTCTGTTGGTGCATCAGTAGTCGGGTTGATTAATATGTTTAAGAAGGATGCCGGGAGTCCAGACGTATGACTGATACAGCCATCAAACAATGCGAGGCACGATATACAAAAATGCGCTACACCCCAACTGTAGGTGAGCAATCTGTTCTCAACAGGACGCTAGAGCGCAGTGTAAAAATCATTGATAAAGGATACTATGTTGTATCATCCACGAAAGCGATAAAAGAGTAGATTATGAACAGATTCACGTGTGGTTGGTGGATACTGCCGAGCTGTATTCTCGGTGTGGTATTGTGGTTTGGCATTATTGGTCTTGTCATGGCAGACACAATGCCTGTGAGCTGGACCCCTCCGACTGAACGGTCAGACGGGTCAGCGCTCACTCCTCCAGAGATAGCTAACTATCGAGTTTTCGATAATGATGTTGCTTTGCCGGATCTTGTACCAGGGGATGCTACGTCAGTTACCCTGACCCTTCCTCCAGGGGACCATCGTATCTATCTAACAACGATTGACACGTTCGGTCGTGAGTCAGTCCCTAGCGAGGAAAAGTTTGTGCCGGGTGGTGCTCCAAACCCACCGAGCCAGATACTGATTATCGTTCTTCCGTGAATACTCGTAGCCTGCTCTGCATGTTGCTTGCCAGCCTGCTGGTGCTGACTGCAGCGTCCTGTGCTACTACTCCAGAGGGTGATGTGGGTCCAGTTCCTCTTCAGTGGCCTCGGGTTCCTGTGACTCTCCTGGAGTGGCCTGTAGCTTCTCTTTGAGCTCTGCAATCTCGTCCTTCACCTCCGCATTCTCCCTGATGAAGCCATACTTGCTCCGTTTAAAACCTTCCTTCAGTCGTTCAATCTCGGCACTCATGCGCTCATACGCCGGGATTCGATCAACAGGCAGATCAGGCCGCTGGCGGAGAAAGGCGTTCTGTTCGATAAGCCCTTTGTTATTGCCTCTCAGTTGAGTAATCTCGGCATCCTTCTCTGACAGTAACCCCTCAAGATATTCAATCCGTTCGCCAAGCATACTTTTCATTACATCCTCGTTTTGTGATACGCAGAAATGCGCCCATGTCTCTTTCATGTCTGTGACCCCTGTCGTCTGCTCGCTTCCAGTGATCGAAACATTTCAAAGACTAGCACAGCAGTAGACCGCTGATTCCTTAATCCCTCATATTCCAACTCCGCCTCTAACCATGCCTCCTCTGCTGCAACCGTCTCAGATGCCGTCTCAGCGAGAGAATTCCTATCCGCCACTGACCCATCGGATATCTTGAATATCGCCGCCTTCGTCCTCTTAAATGCTAACTCACCCCTCTTTGCTTCGACTTTGAGAGTCGCTACCTTCATGTCGGAGTGGGCTAGGAAATCTAGGGCCGATTCTGCCCTTTCGCGGGTTACTGGCTTGTCAGTCATTTCATTTCTCTAGCGAGGGCACACCAGCGGTCGCTTTTCATGACAGCCCTTTCAACTGTGGTAAAACAGCCCCCCTTGGTAGGAGCTAACCACAGTGCGGTCTTAGCCTCTGTATCGAGTTCGTTCCACGCCTCAATAGCTGTGGATAAGTCAGCTTCAGAAGCAAACTCAAACTGGTTTTTCACAGTCTCTGTGGCTTGTGAATCCATTATGCCCAGCTTGACGGCGTCAACACTCCTGAAGTTTTCCACTAAAGCGTTAGTGAATACTCTGAAACGGTCATAAAGCGCTTTCTCATTCTGCTGCCCAATAGCATTAGCCACTTCATCAGCGCTGGCATAAGACGTGCCGCCCATCCCTAAAGCAGACAGCGCCCTTCCGATTGCTGAAGTTTCACAGTTTTCAAGCGCGGAGGTCTGGTTTATGTTGCTACTCCCCCTTACCTCTTCCGCATAGCCGGTTGCCACCACCATCCCATCCTGATTGGCAATCACTGCTTTCATGACTACCCGGTTCCCGTCATCCAAGGCTAACTCAGTCTGAATAGACCAGTCCTGATGAATCTCCCGAAACTTGCCTACCCGATAGGCAACAGTCTGATACTGCTTCCCGTGTATGTTTACAATGCCGTCTTCGTCTTTCATTCGCCCTTCTCCATTCTGTATTCCAGATCCTCTTTCAAGGTCCGATTTAGCCATTCCTGATAAGCTGGGTCGTTTTCCAGTTCCACACCTATCATTTTCGCGGACTTTTCGTACTCTTCCCGCGTTACCTCATATTCAAATCTGTCTTCACTCATTTCATTCCCCTAATAGGTGCCGCCGGGGCTTTAGCAAGCAACCAGAATTAACTGGACCGGCGACATTAATCATGGCAGCAGACTCTCAAGAAACCGAATCTCTGCCTCTAAGTTGTCTTGGTCGGTGTTGTACCAGTCTCCGGTATAGAGCCATTTACTAAGCGATAGTGCCGCCGCCTTATAGGGTGAACCATTACAACCTTGCTGCCCTGTAGCTGCTTCTACAGGACACCCAATGCAGTACCCTCTAGTCGAATACCTGCTAAATGTGTATTCATCGAACATTCTGCACAGTTGGCAATCATCTGAGCACCAGCCTTCAATAAGTAATTCACCAACCGTTTCACAAGCCGATATCCTGTACCAGTGGTCTATTGATGCTTTTAGTGCTTTTAGTGCTTGCTTATTCATCATCCCCCCCCAGTGCCTCAATCACGTCTTCATCGGTCGGTTCACAGTAGTTATGCACCACTGACCAAACTATTTCACCGATCTCCAGTTTAGCCAGGGTCCGCAATTCGACATCTGTACTCGTTTCGTAGACAAGAAGGGCTTTGGTTAATCTCTCCTCCGTAAGCTGAGACATTTCAGAGAGCGCCTCGCAAACAAGTTTCTCCATACGCTTTTCAAGCATTTCCTGTTTCTGGTTCTCAAAGGCTACGGATTCCGTAGGGTCATTATAAAATGGACTCCTTGGATCATGGTCATATTGCCGGATGTCGTCCGGGTAGTTTGGATCACTCATTCGATCACCTCACGGAATTTACGGGTTGTCCATCTAGTGGATAGAGATTCATTGTTGTGCAAAACAGCAACGGCATCGTTTTTGGAGCTGTAACTGGTAGAACAAATTCTCTCCTCTAGTACATTAATCCAGCACTCAAGAGGTTTTGGTTTGATGCGGTATTCGCAATGGAAATTCCATGACGGGGTAAACTCAGCAACCCAGCCGCTAGGGGCTTTTACCTGGATTGCTATCCCCTGGCCGAAAGCCTCCATTTCAGTACCAAACCGCCTGCAACGCTCCAAAGTCTCGTTAGTCTCTTCTCTATTCATTCGATAATCTCCACGTGTGGTGTCAGCGCCATGGACAGACGCTCGGACACGTCCCGCACGGCGTTTAAAGCTTCGTCTAGGGTGGTAGCATCACTTGTCATTAATTCAAGCTCTGCCAGCCCGTGCACGGCGCTACCCAACGTTGAATAGTATCTGTACCCATCCCACTTAGGTTCACCGAGCTTGTTTACCCCATGACGCTTCTGAATAGCCCAGCAATACGCATCGCTTTTGATTCTCCACTTGTCATCAATCGGTAAAATCATGCTGAACCATCCTCATTAGCTGGGCATCCATTGCACATTTCGTCGCCGTAAGCGTCCCTGAAATAGCACATGCAGATAGCCTCGTGAGGGATATTCCTTTCTTGCATCATTTTCAGGCGTCGCCGTTCACTTGTGGCAAAGTCCTGCAACAGCCTACCCATAGGGCTTTTCAGTTCCCTGACTCTTCGGGCTTCCAGTATTGATACAACGTTACTCATATCTATTCCCCTGTTAATTAGGTGTCGCTGGCCGGTCGCTACTCCGACTACGAGAAGTACAATAGATCGTCCACCTACATGCTACCAACGCGCCACCATACTCGTTGCACTCTGCCGTGGCTTCTCATCCACCGAGCCACCCCGCAGCAAATAGGTAAGTGTGTCTGCGATTTCCACACCGCAGCGACAGATATACCTTAGCAAAGAATGATTGCATTAGCAAGCATTTTATGCTTTAATATAATCTACACAAACAGAGGAACAACCATGCCAAACAAGAACATTTATATGGACCAGTCAATGATCGACTGGATTGACAAAAAGCGGAAGAGTGAAGATCGGTCGTTTTCTAATTATGTCGTGCAGGTGATTCGGCGTGAGATGGATCGGAAGGTGAAGAAATGAAGGAAGAGCACGTGACGAGATATGAAGCTACGATAGAGGATCTAATAAGAATCGAACGGGACAATATGATGCAGTCTATTTTCCCCTCTGAACGGATGAGACACGCTAGTCGGATAGTGGACTTAGAGAAGCAGTTGGAAGACCGTAAACTTTACGCAAAGCGTATTGCTGATTGTGAAGAGCGGGAGGAATAGATATGAGCACTAGAAACGAAGCTTGCCTAAAGCAAATTAGGTGGTGGAACAAAACAATAAAGGGTTACCAGAAGGCGATTCGGAGAAAAAACAAGCATATCAACAGGCTTCAGAAAAACAATTCAGAGCTTGCTGAATACCAGCGCGTTCTAATTATGGAGATTGCTGAGCTTGAGTTAGCATGGGGTGTTAAGGATAGGAATGAGGAGTAGAGAAGATGGTAAACAAAAGGTGGATAGCAAAGAAATTTAGTTACAAATGGGCTCACTGGCTCCGCAGCCGTGGCCAGGAGGTAAGCATCGAGCGCAGGATTACCATAGAAGCAAACATATTATTCTGTTTGGATTATGAGGAGTAATGATATGGAGGACAGGAAAGTGATTTTGCTGAAAGCGGCATATGATCTAATTAAGAAATGCAACGAAGGCACGTATGTGAAGAATGTCATGGAGGAAACTGCGTTTTATGATGACGCTGAATGTGACGGATGGTGCCTTGCTACTGATATTGCATATGAGTTGGACTTGGAAGAGCCTGACCATTGGTAGTTGACCCACACCAATGAGGAGTAGTGATGAGCAGAACAATCTCGTGGTTTTCATGTGGAGCTGCTTCCGCCGTTGCAACGAAGCTGGCTATTGCGGCAGGCAAGGTCAATATCGCGTACTGCGAGGTTAGGGAGGAACACCCAGACAACAAGCGGTTTCTTAAAGATTGTGAAGAATGGTTTGGGCAGGAAATATTGGTTTTAGGAAACGATAAATACAACCGCAGTATTTACGAAGTGTTCCACAAAACCAAATATTTAAAGGGGCCTGCTGGGGCTAGATGCACTGGCGAACTAAAGAAGCGGGTGCGCAAATCTTTTGAGTTGCCCACTGACCGTCAAGTTTTCGGCTACACGATCGACGAACAGCATAGAGTTGATAGGTTTATAGATGCTAATAATGATGTGGATATATGGCCTATCCTCATTGAAAGAGGTTTAACAAAGGAAGACTGCCTTGGAATGTTAAGCAATGCGGGGATAGAATTGCCGGAAATGTACAAGCTGGGGTACAGAAATAATAATTGTGTTGGATGCGTTAAGGGTGAGGCAGGTTATTGGAACAAAATACGTGTAGATTTCCCTGAAGTCTTTGAAAGAATGGCCCAGACGGAGGAACTACTTGGCCGAACAATTTGTAAGATCTACAAGGATGGAAAGCTGCATAGACCAACGCTTAGAGATCTGCCTACAGATGCTGGCAACTATCCAAAAGAGGTTGAGGTCGAATGCGGTATTTTTTGTGAACTAGCTGAGAAAGATTACAGTTGACCAACACCAATGAATGACTGGTGGGAATCCATGCTTGATGAGTGTCGCCGGGACGGGTCGGCAGATGCTGATAATGGAGTGTTTGATTTGCCGTACCCTGGCTCTGATGATCCTGAAGACGAAGATTATAACCATGCGTACAAGGAAGGATTCGACACCAGACGGAAAGAGTTAGGGGATAAATTCGAATGGAGTTGACCAACACCAATGAATAGAGTACCTTCACTAGAACGCAAAACGCCTCAGTTAAGAGGCGGTTTACGTGAATCGGTTGCTTTTGACGGGGCACCGAAACAAGCGGTATCAGTATTATCCTTCCCGCTTCAGCCCTTGTCAAATCCTACCGATTCCGCAAAAGGACAGCGTATGTCCAGGTGCGGTGTGGTCTGGTGTGTAAGAAGCCAGCGCATAACCCCAACCGCGTACCACTGGTGTCGGGCCAGCTACGATAATCCTCGATGGATAAACACCACCCGATTGCTTAAGTCGTTGACGTTTAACGTTAATTCGTTAAATCGTCGAGCATCGACGGGGTTTACTTTGTTTAAAATAAAGTCTACAAGAGGGTAAATAAATGTCAGATTTATGGCACCCAACCAAACAAGACAGTCAGGCATTATCAAGAGGTAATAGAAAATTAAAAATGTCATACCTCAAGCAGCAGAGGTTAATAGAGGAACTGAACTGCCCGTCTTGTGGTAGGGCTGTTTACTACTCACCTACTGAAGACCGCTTTTATACTCTTGGCGGATCAAACCACGAATGCAACGGGTTGAAGCAGGCGGATAAATCAGCAATGTTTGAGATTGGTGAATAAATGACTTCATACCAATTCAGTGACGACCGATGCAAGCAGTTGTTTGAAGCAGCCTACCCGGTAAAGCATTTCAAAGGCTTTGCATGGAGAGAAAGCCCGCAAACCCTGGATAACCATTGGAAAAGGGCGACGTCGGGCAAGACGCCAGCAGAGAAAGACGAATTATTGAAGGTCTGCCTCCTAGCTGGTGAAGCTCAGACAAAATACCGCATGGATCAGGAAAAGCACGGGGAAAGACTGCACCGGCCGAAAGGGATAGCGGTATGGTTCAATTCTGGTTCGTATTATGACGACATTGGTAGCCATGCCGAGCTGAAAGAAAAGTCAGCGGCTAAAAAGTGTCACTGTGGTAATGAATACCCCTGTGTAAAGCATTTTTACGATAATTTGCGTCAGGATTGGCGGTGGGAACTGATAAACCAGGAATGGCGGCGTCTTGGCAAGCCAAAAACGCAGCAGGAGTGTATCGAGGCATTGAGAAAAGAGGGCAAGCTTAATCTTTTGCTTATTTTGAAACGGCCACCAGGGAAAAGGGGTGGAAATCCAACTAAGCTAGGTGATACATGAAGGGAACAATGGTTATCCACACCCCTTTATTCAGAGTGTGGATATATTACCGTAAACGGCGTATCACGAGATACTAATGGAGACAGGACAATGAAGCTTGATGAATTTCTTGCAGAAATAACAAAGGTATTTGGAAAGCCAAAATCAGTCAGCCGTAAAGTGCTGGAAGATTACCC